AAGCTTGGTACGATACTTACAGGTAAACCAGATGATAAGGCTGGCAATGCAAGTAAAGCAAAGTATCAATCAGCGATTCCTGGACTTGGAAAGATCAAGGCAAAACTTGATACCATATTTCAGAAAACAAAGAATGGATATGGACATGCTTTTGTACCTGCTCTTGATGGGAGGCGTGTATACGTTAACAGTGCACACCAATCCTTAAACTACTTACTACAATCAGCTGAAGCTATCACATGTAAGGCTGCAGTAGGTTATGCCATGAATAAGATAGCTGAGGAAAAGCTAGATGCCTATCCAGTTATATTCTATCATGATGAGATGGCATGGGTTGCTAAAGAGACTGATGCAGAACGAGTCAAAGAGATTTGTATTGAGTCATTCAAAGAAGCACCTAAACAATTCAATGTAACTTGTATGGATGGCGATGGTGTCATTGGTCATTGTTACGCAGATGTTCATTAGAAAGGAAATACTATGGGACAAATGAAAAGAATAGCTATGCTTAAAGAAGATGAGTTCTATGAAATAGCTCAGGAGTATTTGTATATAGCAGAAACTTGGGCTGAGTATAGAGATCATATGAGAAACCAAAAGGATTTAGTTGTTCATCTCAAGTACGATGAAGTAGAAGATGATCTTAAAGACGCTTGGAATGACTATCAACAAGGTTATTATGAGGAGAATCTAGAATGATAGCAGTAGTCGATGCAGACAGTTGTATCTATCAAGCCGCTTGGCAGATGGAGACTGTAGAGAATGCTTTAGATAATTACAAGTATCTCTTAGATAAGAACTGGATTGGTCCTGTATGGGCTGATGAAGTGATAGTGTATTGTGGTGGTAAAGATAACTTTAGATATAAGTTATGTCCACAATATAAAGCCAACAGAAAAGAACCACCTAAAGATGCACAACTCTTTAGACCATTGATGGATCTTATTGTTGAGAAAGAGCTTGCTATACCTGCACATGGTATGGAAGCAGATGATATGGTACGTATAAAGTCTATAGAACTCCTTGAAAAGAAAGAGGATTTCTGTGTAGTACACATTGATAAAGACCTTGACTGTATTGTGGGTGACCACTATAATCCTCGTCGAGAACAATTCTATAAGATAGATGAGGACAGTGCTGACTTACATTACTGGTTACAGATGCTTAAGGGTGATCCAACAGATAATCTTCCTGGACTACCTAAAGTAGGACCAAAGATTGCTGAGAAGATGCTCAAGGGTGTACCAATGAATAGACGTAAGGCTAGAGTCCTAGCAGCTTATCGAGCTAAGTTCGGTATAGTAAACTGGAAAGAGAAACTGATGGAGACAGCTAATGGTATACATATACTGAGAACTCCAGATGATTTCTTTAAGATATAGAAAGGAAATGTTATGTCTAATATAACAGACCACCAAAGATACGAAGACGTAATCATTACAGAGGTAACTAAAGTAGATAGTAAAGGTTGGGTTGGAATAAAGACAGAAGAACATGGTGAGATAAGGTGTAAGTCTAACTTAAGGACTAAGCTAGGTCTCAAGAAGAAATGGGAGGGTGACCTGACTGTATGGGTCAATCCTAGTAATAGCACTGTGTGTGTAGCCTTTGATCAGAAAGCTTGGAAGGCTACTGGTGATGACTCAAAACCTAATGGTCAATGGGAAGTCACATTCAATAATAATCCATATGAAGCAGAAGGCTTTGTATATCTTATCATTGAAAAGAGTACAGGAAAGAAATACATAGGTAAGAAGTCTTATTGGAACTATAGTAAGGGTAAACGAATAAGACAATCTAATTGGAAGACTTATGCTTCAAGTAGTTCAGAGATAGCTACAAGAGTAGCTGAGAATAAAAATGACTATCAATTCATTATGTTACATGAAGCACCAGATAAGTCTGCTTTAAATTATTTAGAAATAAAATTACAAATTGAGCACAAGGTTCTCACACTGTTAGATGATAATGGAGAGAAAGTCTTTTATAATAAGACACTTGGTAGTGAGAAATGGATGTTAACTAAATCTTTTATAGAGGAATACAATGAATATAATGAGACAGACAACTACGTACATAAACAATACACCACCTGAAAAAGCTTGGGATGAATTATTTGGTAACAAAAGAGGAGAGCGTAATTCACGCTCACAAAGAGCAAGACGTAAACGAAAGGAAAACCGTTATGCTAAAGAGAAAAGAATATTCGGAAAGTAAAGAGATAGGTAAAACTAATTGTGAAGACTGTGGTAGCTCAGATGGATTCGCTTTATACGATGACAATCATGGTTACTGCTTTGTATGTGGAGTTCATATACAAGATGTAGGACAACGAAAGGAAATTAATATGACCAATATGTCTAATGTTGTAATAGATATGGAGAAGTTTAAAGAGACTCTTGGAGACCATAGGGGTTGTCAAGAGAGAGGTATCACTAAAGCAATAGCAGAACACTTTGATGTTCGTGTTATGTACAATGATAAGAGAGAAATAGAGGCATACTGTTATCCTTACTATAACTCTAGTAATACACTAGCTGCTTATAAGATAAGGACTATGCCTAAACAATTTAAAACAGTAGGAGAATTTAAAGATGTCCAGCCGTTTGGTAGTCAAGCTTTTGGAAATGGAGGTAAACGCCTTGTCATCACGGAAGGAGAGTTCGATGCGATGGCGGTTGCACAAGCTTCCCTCAACAAATACAAGAAGATCTATCCAGTTATTAGTGTGGCTTCGTCAACTAACCTCAAGAGTTTACTCCTCAATCGTACATGGATTAGATCGTTTGAAGAGGTAGTTTTATTCTTCGATAGTGATGATGCAGGTAATAAGGCTATAAGAGAAGCCGCTAATATAATCGGTATAGATAAGGTTAAGGTAGCCAGTAGCACTGCTAAAGATCCTTGTGAGCTATTCAATCAAGGTGGCTACATGAGAGTCATGGAAGCTATATGGGATGCACAACCCTATAGTCCAGCTGGGATTGTTATGGGTCATGAGGCTGTATGGGAGCAGTATCTTGAGAGACAATCAAGAGAAAGTATACCATATCCTGATTGCCTTAGAGGTATCAATGATAAGACTAAGGGTATGAGGTTTGGTGAGATAACCTTGTTCACCAGTGGTACTGGTAGTGGTAAGAGTACTGTCATTAAAGAGATAGTGTTAGACTTACTTGCTAAGACTGAAGATAAAATAGGTATGATATCACTTGAAGAATCTGTTGGTGATACTGCTGAGAAGTTTATTCAGATGCAGTTGAGACAGAACCTACAGGAGTATGATGTATCACTTGAAGAACAAGAACAAGCATCTAAAGAAGTCTTTGGTACTGATAGGCTAGTGCTATTAGATCATCAAGGCTCTGTAGGTGATGAGTCATTGATAGATAAGATAGAGTACATGGCTCTGATGGGCTGTAGATATCTTATACTCGATCATATCACTATAGCAGTATCTGAAGGTGCTGAGGGTTATAGTGGTAATGAAGCCATTGATAAGGTTATGTCAGACCTCTTGAAGATAACTAAGAAACATAATATATGGCTAGGTATTATCAGTCATCTACGTAAGGGACTGGTCGGTAGTAAGAACTTCGAAGAAGGTAAGCTACCTAGTCTAGATGATATCAAAGGCTCAGGCTCTATTAAGCAGATATCATTCGATATAATAGGTTTTAGTCGTAACATGACTGATGAGAATGAAGATGTACGTAATACAATTAACTTCACTGTTCTTAAGTCTAGGTTTACAGGTAAGACTGGTCCAGCTGGTGCAGCTAAGTATCATCATAATACATCTCGTCTCACATGGACAGATGGTTTAGACTTTGAGGTATTAGACTAATGACTGAAGAGTATATGAGGAAGTGTCAAGAAGTAGAGTTGCTTGGTAAGCATATAGAAAGTCTTACTAAGGAGCGTAACATGTATCGTACACAAGCTATGATGCGAATGAATAGAATAAAGGAATTAGAAGACAATGAACGTAAGATACTCAAGGAATCACTCGATCAAGGCTCATGAAGATGCTGAACAGATAATCAATCAACTCAGAGCTAATAAGGTAGTGAGACACCTTGTTGAGTGGACAGTGAGTGAATGTAAAAATTTTATAGTGGTGAAACTCAATGAAGAAAATAAAGAGACAACTTATTAAGATACAAAATAACATGGCTAAAAGTGGTGGTAGAATACCTTCCATAGCTGAAGCCTTAATCATGCTAAGAAAGGCACAGGGAAATGACAAAGGATAATGTTAGAGATAAAGTTAAAGCTGAATCAAATAAGATTAAGATTGAAAAGTATGATCACTTATATATGGACATTGCTAGACGAGTCGCTGAGATGTCCTATGATACAGACACTCAAGTGGGAGCAGTCATTGTTAAAGATGGGAATATTATTTCAATGGGTTGGAACGGTACTCCTTCAGGGTTTCCTAATAATTGTAAGGATACCACAACTGGGAATACACTTCCTATTGTTATACATGCTGAAGCTAATGCTATATGTAAGCTGGCTCGTTCTAGCACGGATGGACAGGGTGCTACCCTTTACACTACGCTATCTCCTTGTACGGAATGTACTAAGCTTATCCTCCAATCTGGTATTGATAATGTCGTGGTTGGACAAGCATATGAGAAGGATATGGTGGGGTATACAATCTTAAACAACAGAAAAATGGTAAAAGTACTTGCCAAGTGACGATCTAGGTGTGAAGCCTAGAAGAAACTTACAGCTCATGCGTATGATTGATACGGATGGTGTTGACATGTTAGACTTTCTAATAGATGACATGATATCCTACGCCAGAAAGGTAATTCAACGTTGCTTTAAACGCAATAAGGTTGAAGGTGAGTCAGCAATAACTCAAGCCTCAATGGCAATAGGTAAATATATAATAGAAGGTTGGGATAGCTCCAATGTAAACTTCAGAGATCATGTACGAGTAGGTGATCTTGTTATAGAAGGTTTCGTTATGTGTGGCTATCTAACTATATCAGTAGGACATATGAAGAGCCGTAAGCCAGTGACCATACATGCCACAAGTAAGTGGGGTGAGATGGAAGTAATCGCTGGCAAGACTACCTGTATAAGTGCTACGCCAATCCCTCCCATAACTAGTTTATTCCAAGATAATGGTAGACCAGTTATAAAGACTTGGGAGAAGAATAAAGAACAAAAGTTCCTTAAGTGCCTTGATAAGCCATTTGTAAAGGCAATAGATAAGCTACAAGCAACTAGGTTTATAGTTAACTCTGATGTGCATAAGGCTATCCTAGAGAACTGGGATATGTTTATTAGTAATGAAGAGTATAACGGTGAGGATAAGAATGAGAACGCTAAGCTCTATCAACGTCAGGCTTCTAAGAATAGAGAAGTCAAAGAGGTTATGGCTGCAGCAGATAAGTGGTTAGATAAGGAGTTTAGCTTCTATCCAGATGCAGACTATAGAGGTAGACTATATTATAGTGAACCGTTCTTTAACTTTCAAGGAG